TGTGCATCCTCCCGGTGTATGAGGATTCGTTACAGGCATCATAGTAATTGCCCATGGAAGATCTTCCCATGAAACTGCATCACAAGACTTAGGATGAGCACCAACGATCCTTACTTTATAGCGACCGGAACATTTTTCATCATCATCCTTATCAGATTCAATTTGTCCAACCCACCATGAAAATCCATCGGATCCGATTTGGTTTATTGGATATAACCCGTTTAATGAATCCATATTAGTCAATCTTCATATACTAAGCATTCAGGTTCCGAAGGATTTTGATCACAGAAAAGTTCTAGGTAAGTAGGATCATGATGATCTCCTGCCTCAATCTCTTTCTTATGATGCTCTACATACTCTTCCAATTCATGCAATTCGCCTTCAATGTGACGACGCTGATTGGGAGAGGTCATAGGATTGTCAAGGATTTCTTTATCCTTTTCAATATGATCTTCAATTGATTTCATTTGTACTCCTAATAATTTTATTTATTTGTGTATTCTTTAATTCCGCAAGAATCACGGATTAACTCAAGTACAGTATAAGCGTTTTGTTCCTTAACGTCAATCTGATGGTTGACAGATTTAATCAAATATGTGCCACTATATGTTGGATCCCAAACTTCATCTTTCCTCTCTGCGTCAGAAACTTGATTGGGAATCCTAATATCTATTGTATCTCCGGCATTAAGATCAAAATTCGCAGTTAGGGATATGGTCAATTCGTAATTGAACATAACTCCTAGTCTAGAAATACTCTGCGGTAAATATTGTTTAACATAATCAGGAAAAGAATTATCGGGAGATTGATCCCCGAGATCAGCATCTTCATTAGATGCAACATTTTTACCCATATACCAATTTTCGTGATTTACAATAGTTGACATCACTCTACTTGGATACTGTGATAATATAGTTTGACCTACAGGAAGTTCAGTTTTTGTCCCTAAGTGAGACATATCATTCCAAGTATTTGTTAGGGAATAAACTTGCTCTTCGTACTTACCAGTATTTATGTCGTAGTAGCACACTAAAGAAGAATATGCTCCTTCCCTCATTTTTTGCATAGTATCAATTTCACTTCCGAATCTAATCTCTTGGATCTTAAACATACTCTCTTCGGATGTCTTTCCAGGAGAATAAGAAAAAATATTAGTCTTTGGTCTTTGTTCTGATAAAGAATCAATTGACTTAAAGACGAATTGAGATTTCTCTTCTTTCCTTGTAACCTGAAAAAATAAATATCCTGCTGTTCCAGATGCATCATCTGCAGTATTAGGATCAGCATCAGAAACAGTACCGAATGGTATTACTTCTAACGGAGTTACTCCTGATCTTGATTTTGATGTAGTAGATTCTTTTTGAGCAATTGTTTTAGACTGTAAGGATCTAATTAATGCAAATGGAGTCTTTTTAGCAGGTAAATGTGCAATACTAGTAACAGAATCTTCAATGTCAATCCTATTACCAACAACATTCAAATATTCTAATAGTAGTTTTCTCACTACATTAGAGGTAGATCCAGAAATTAGTTTATTGACCCGAATACTCTCATTTAATAATCCCTCAGTAGAAATTAATGCTAATGTATAAATCTGGGTTCTATCTGCATTAACTCTGTTACTTACTTTAAACACACGAAACTCATAAAAATAAGTATCTTCTTTAGCATCAACTACTTCAAAAACAACCCTTTCAAATCCTTGAATAGGAATAGATGAAATTAAATTTTGTGCATTATCAAGTACAACCATGGTTGCACCATAAGCAGGCCACAGAATATTTTCATGATATTGAATAAACAATACCATATCCAAGAGGTTTGCTTCCGCCTTCTCTCCATCTGGTTTATATAAAGCAATCTGTTTTATTTCACAACTAGATGCATATGGTTTTCTATTAAATTCTGCCATAGTTAACTATACAAAGACGGGTAGAGTTCGGAAAATCCTATATCACCCTTTGTACTTATATAAGAAGGAGGAGTATCATCAGCAGTATCATCTATTTGACTATTATTACTGATGAGAATTGGTTCCAAAGTTTTGTTTTTGGTTTCCATTTTACGTAGAGAATTTTGCTGTGATTGCATATTCACAACCGTAGATATAGCACCACGAGATGCAGGAGAACTAATACTAGATTGATCTCCCATAGGTTTACCATACATATTCATACTTTCATCAGCACCAGACATACCAGCATCACGCATATACTGTCTTAAGACATTATTTCGCCTTTGTACTTTCTCAGCGATTGTCCCAGTGCGATCCATCAACCCACGAGTACCTGTCATATCTCCAATATCTTGAGCATTACGAATCGCATTATCTAATCTTTTGTTACCTGTTGGTTGAATCGTAGATTGTGGAGTAACCTGTGGTTGTACCTTACGAGTTCTATATGCAGGATCACTTATACTAATATTATATTCCCGAAGCATTCTTTCTGCAAGTTCTCTTCTTTTTGGATGAGGAGCTGCATCATATGTTTCAAGTTGAGTTTCAGAATTCTGACTATTATATCTTTCAACATCCTCAGGAGTATATCCACTATTCTGAGCAGAGAATGGTACTTCCATTCCTAGGAATTTTTGTACCGTTCTGCCACCTTCCATATAGCTTCCTCGCCCAGATCCTGATGGAGTCATAACTCTACCAGTTCCAGGTAAGAATCCAAAAGGTCCTCCTGTGCCTCCTTTACGACTACCATATCGCATAGATGATCCACCAGTGCCACCTGTAGGTCTGCTATAAATGGTTTTAGAATTATCACCACCTATACCACCACGACCAGTGAAGACCCCAAGAGGATCCCACCATGCTCTGTTATTTTTAGATGATTCTGTACTACCAGAAGCAAACATTTGTTTTTGTCTATCTTCCTGATCTTTTTTATGAGAAGTATCTTTAATAACTTTATCAGCAATAGTATTCGGAACTCCAAATGCAGATGCAATTGGGTTAGCAATTTGCTTAAGATCAGAAGTAATAGGAGCTGCTAATGTTCCCATACCAGAGACTGCCTTCTCAAGCATAGATAATGTCATGACTCCTGCCGCTCTAAGTGGCAGTTCCATAGCTTTCTGTAGATCTTTATTCTTTTTGTCTATTTTTGCAGGAACAGCAGAGTCCTGCATAGAAATCATAGCATTAAGAATATTAGGAGAGAATGAAGGATCGGATGCCTCTTCAGATCCTTGTTCATACATTGATACACCACCAGTTTTAGGAACTCGGGATGAAGGAATTGCAGATGTTTGAGGTTTAGGTCTTACTTTCCCATCAACAGCACTAGGTTCACCTTGAGTAAAATTATTATCAAGTGGCACGATCATTTCATTGCCATGTAACTTGGCAAGATAACCACTATCAGGACCGGACATAATGCCGCCCTCTTCAAGTTCAGGTATTGGAAGACTTAATTGCTGATCTTGAGTCTCAGGAGTCTTTCCAATCTCTTGCTCATCTTGCAATAAATTTAATTGTATTGCTTCTTGCTTTGATTGCCCGATATCTTGTAGTCGTAGCGTACCAGATTGATCAGTTTCTTTACCTTGTTCTGCAGCTTTAGCTCTGACTTGTTCTATATCTGTTTGTTTCTTAGCAGTATCATTCTGATCTCGTAAGGCATCTATAATAGCATCTAACTTAGTTTCTAGCAAATCAGAATTTTGCTCTAATTGCTTAATAGTACCAAAAATACCTTCTTTAGCTTGAATTACTTCTGATTGTGCATCATCTAAACTATCACTTAAGGTAGAAAAATTCTGATTGATTGCTTCTACTGCAGCAGCTAAGAATTTACCAAGTTTTTTATCCTGAACCTTTACTGGTTTATCGTTAGATGGTACTGTTCCCGTTAATTTACTACTATTTTCCTTAAACTTTTTTTCGGCAGGATTTGCAAGTTGCTGATATTCCGGAAGATTTCTTACATGAGCAGGTGTTCCCATTAAAGGATCACTACTTGATTGCCCTCTTGCAAGAATATCATTAACACTAGTTTTAGGTACAAATCTCTTACCTAAAGTTTTTTCAATAATATAATTTCTTCCCTCTCTTGCAGTAAACTCTCCAGGTGTAAACTTAGGGTCAACCTTATATTTTGCAGCTGCAAGAGTTGCGGCAGTTTTAGCAGTCCTTCCTCGTGATGCAGCAGTAGATATAATATCTACTAGTTGCCCTGCAATACTAGATGTCAGATCTCCACTATAAGTTGCCTGCAAACTCGCCATCCTATGCTCCTAATACCGCTAACTGATAACTCTTCACTGGATTAACTTTAGATGTATTACTACTTATACGAGTATTGTTCTGATTTTTAATGATAGTATTAGTCACCACTACTGTTTGAACTGGGATCCCATCTTCCATGTCCTCCATACTAGAACTAATTTTTTCAATTTCATTTAGTTTAGATTGATTATCAAATGGATTTAAGAAATTTATTGGTTTCATATAAAGACCAGAGAATCCCTCTTCATCAGTCAATGATTCAATAAGTCCTTTAGGACCTGCAGGTTCTGATATTTTATCAGCAAGAATCCCATCAGGTGGAATCATTGATTCAGTTCTCATTCTAGATGGAATTGATGCAGCAGAAGGAACACCTCCCTGTCCATACAAATTATTTTCATCGTACCACATACTAAAGAAATTATCAGTAGGATTCCTAAGAACATCACCAGATTGCATATTATCTTGTTCGCTCGTTCCCAAGAAATATGTTCTGCCCTTTACATGTTCTGCTGCTTTCATTTGAAGTTCGGGATTCAACAAAGACTTCTCAGTTTCCATTAAAGCTTTCATTGCATAATCTCTAGTCCAATTTCTTTCCCGACCTTTTTTAGACATAATAAGAGCGGTAATAGCAGTTTCCATATTAACAATTTTATGCCAATCAGATTTATTATAAAACGTTGGTTCAAATTGCTGTTTTGCAACAATATGAGATTTTAAACTATTATCTTTCTGAAAATAATTAGATCCTGCTTTATGTCCTTCTAATCTATTATATAATGCTTGAGCAACATCTGCTCTTCCTTGAGGATCATCATCTTCTAATGCTGAAATTGCCAATAAACTATAGTAATCTGCAGTATTCATTTTAGGACCTTCAGTTAATCCAGGTCCGCCAGTTCCACCACCACCTCCTTCTTTTGTTGGTACTCCTCCTTGGAGAAGAGATTCAATAATATGTCCTCTATCACCATAAGGATTGGTTACTTCTCCAGGTTTTGTATTTGGTTCAAAGAAATCAAGACTGGTGTGTGGTCCCGTCATATTTCCTGCTCCAGGAGCTGGTCTATTATTAGTAGTATCCCAACCAACTGGTCCCAAGTACTGATTTGCTTTAATTTTGTCACCTGCTTTTACTGCAATAGTGCCATCTTCAAAATGAGCATACATTGCATCAAATTCTCTACCATTAGATGGATCTTTACTTCTTACAGTAACGACGTTTCCGTATCCATTCCCATAAAGTTTACCTGTTTCTACAACTACACCATCAAATAAACTATAGTTGCTCTTATAATCTCCAAAACTAAAATCTAATCCCGGTTCACCGGAAGCATCAATTCCTTGCTCTTTACTAAAGGTTATAGCAGTATTTCCTGTTGGGGTACTTATTGGCGATTTAGTAACTGTTTTATCTTCATCATCTGGATTATCTTGATTATCTGTATCAATAGGATCATCAGAATCTGGTTCAGAAGTACTATTAACCGCTTTAACAATATTTTTATCTCTACGATTTAAAACATTTAATAGTGCTTCGGTAGGTTGTTTAATAGCAGCTGCTTGCTGAATATTTCCTACATCAGATGCAAAAGGAATATTTACAAATTTGTAGTCCAATCCAGATTTTTTAATTATTGAAGATATTTCTCTTCCGGTTCCTGTTCTATTTGCTAAAGATTGTACTGAACTAGCAAAATAAGAAATCTGATT